TGATGATGAGGATGATGACCCCGAAATTTCATAGGCCATTTAGTCCTACAATTATGGAAACAGAAGCACCAAAGAGATTTGTTGATACAATCAATAAAACTGCTGATAAGGTGCTAGGTAGTGAAGCTGCGAGTGTGGAATGGGATTGGTCACACAAGCTTGTTGGCAAGGTACATAAAGAAATACAAATTCCCATGAAAGATAAGGACGATAAGGAGTTTCTTTTAAATGTGATGAAGTCTGGATGTTTAGATTATCTAAAGGAAACTATAAAAGTGGGTAATCATCATACATGGAAGAAAATTGCTGGTGATGCAACTCCAACATTGGATAATATTCATCTAACTCATAGTTGGGTGGTCAGCCAATATGCTGGAGAATATAATCCTTGGCATCATCATACTGGTGATTTCTCGGCAGTTCTCTATCTTAAACTACCACCTAACATGCACAAAGAAATAGAAGAAGATTATGAGGATCATTATCCAGCAAATGGATTAATAGAATTTATGTTTGGTGAAAATCAAGGATTTAGAAGTGACAATGTGAAGTTTAAACCAGAAGTGGGAAAGATGTTGGTATTCCCCTCATGGTTGAAACATTTTGTATATCCCTTTAAGAGTGAAGGTGAAAGAAGGAGTATGAGCTTTAATGCTCATATGTTTGTGCCAGAATGATATTAGTTGATATGAATCAGATTTCTCTTGCAAGTATGATGATGCACTTGCATATGAGTAAGTCTAAAGAGATAGATGAAAATATGGTGCGTCATATGATTCTCAATTCACTACGGATGTACCGTACCAAATATTCATCTGAATTTGGAGAGTTGGTTTTGTGTTATGACTCTAAGCATTATTGGAGGCGTGATTACTTTCCAGAATATAAATTTAGCAGACGAAAGGGTAGAGAAAAATCTGATCTTGATTGGAATGCAATTTTCTCTTGCTTAAATCAAATCAAAGATGAACTTAGGAATAACATGCCATATAAGTTTGTAGAAATATATGGCGCAGAAGCTGATGATGTTATCGGTGTTCTTTGCTCAGAATATTCAGAAGAAATCATGATAATTTCTGGAGACAAAGATTTCATTCAGCTTCAAAAATTTCCTAATGTAAAACAATTCAGTCCAATCACTAAGAAAACAGTAAATGGTGAAAACCCTGGCGCATATCTTAAAGAGCATATCTTTAAAGGTGACACCAGCGATGGAGTACCTAATGTCCTATCTCCTGACAATACATTTACTGACGGCCTACGACAAAAACCATTAGCTAAAAAGAAAATTGCTTCATGGATGGAACATAATTTTGAAGATGTTGCTCCTAATGATGAAGTGAAAAGAAACTATCAAAGAAATCGTAAATTGATTGATTTGACATACACACCAGAAGAACTTTCTTCAGAGATAATTAATACATATAAGGAAGCTCCATATGGTGATCGAAGCAAACTACTAAATTACTTTATACAAAAACGGTTGAGAAATCTCACAGAATCTATAGGAGAATTTTAAAATGGATTTACTAATTTCAGAAATTTTGGAACAAGTTTCAAAGGTTAAAACTAAGAAAGAAAAAATTAATATTCTACGGGAGCATGATCATCAATCTTTGAGAATGGTTATCAAGTCTTCTTTTGATCCAAATATTGTATGGTCCTTACCAGAAGGTGATGTTCCATACAAACATAATGATGCTCCAGCGGGAACAGAGCATTCTTCTTTATCGTATGAATCTCGTAAGTTATATCATTTCATTAGTGGTGGAAATCCTCAAATTAATCAGAACAAGCGAGAATCAATGTTTGTTCAGCTATTAGAGGGTCTTCATGAAAGTGAAGCGTCACTTCTGGTTGCTGCAAAGGACAAGAAATTGCATCAAATGTATAAGGGATTATCTGCTCCTGTAGTCAAGGAAGCATTTAATTGGAATGATGAGTATATGGTTGATGATCATCATGTTTATCCTCAAACGCCAGGATCAGCAAACGGGTGAAAAACGATGCCTTTAACAAGAAAACGAATAATATATGATCGTTCTGATGAAAAACCGTATATGATTCGACATCATCTGATTTTCAGAGAAAAATCAGAACATTTAGAGAAGAATGTGAAAGTGCCATTCAACGCATATATTCACAAAATTCTTCTCTCTGATGAGCCTGTTTTGCATGATCATCCATGGAATTGGGGTGCATTTATCATTGGTGGAGGATATCACGAACATACACCAGAGGGCACCTTTTGGAGAGGGCCAGGATCGTGGAGAACCCAAAAATCCACAGATTTGCATTGGTTGGAACTAAACGAGAACAAACCTTGTTGGACCCTGTTTTGGCACGGTGCTAGGAGTCGAATTTGGGGGTTTCATACTGATGATGGCTGGACAGATTATCGAACTTTTTTACAGAATCGTTTAGAATCAAGGACTTAGCGGCTACGATTTCTCTTGACATATCCTGTTTTATGGTGTATACTTAGGTATAAACTGAGAAAAGGAAGAGAGAGATGACTGTTAATGTAGTGAAGAAATCAGATACCCTTGAAGAGGGTATTGACACCCTGATGGAGGCCATGGTTGATGATTACGCTGGTTTCATGCCCCCCGTTGAAGAGCGACGGATTGAGATGAATGCTAGGTTCAAAGATGGGCTGACGTTCACGGTTGGTTCCAAATACATCAAGATTTTTTCAGAGGGTGGTAGCGTATCTGCCTTCGTCGTCAAAACTGAGAATGACAAGAAGTTCAAAAAGGGTGACATTCTGAAGCCCGCTGGATATGCTGCTCCTGCCCGGAACGGCGCTCGGGGAAACGTCCTTGATGGTGGTTATCCCATCAAGTGGACCGGCCCCCTGTATATGAGATAAAAATGCTGGTTAATGTCACTGGTTCCAATAAGGCTGTTCGCATGTTGATCAGTCGTGCCACTTGGTGGTATGCTGAGAAACTGATGGGCAAACGGCTCATGAGCGGTCTGGAAATCAATGTCAACCTTCTCAAAAAAAGCAATGATGAAGGTTCATGCATTTGGGAAGATGAGAATCGCCGGCCAAAAGAGTTCACCATTGATATTGATGGTAGAGCTACCGTTCGTAATATTCTAATCACTCTCGCCCATGAGATGGTTCATCTCAAACAGTGGGCAAAAGATGAGATGTATGAGTATTACAATACTCCCATGATGGTTCGTTTCAAAGGTGAGAAGATGCACATGGGCGAAATTGATTATTGGGATTACCCTTGGGAAATTGAGGCATATGGCCGTCAGTTGGGGTTGTTCGTTCGGTTCTGTGAGGATGTAGGAATTGCAGACCGTAAAGATATGCAGGAGATAGCATAATGAGTAAGATGAAAAATTGGATGATGGACATGGAAGAGTTGATTGAAGAGTCCATTGCTATCAACGGTGTCAAGAATGAAAATGATGTTCTGGCATATGTCAAAACCAACATGGACATTGTGGATGAAAAATTTGTGAAAGAATATACCACTAAAATCCTTGGTGAGTTTTAATGAATCTTGCTGCAATAGTTTTGGCGGGGGTTGTTTCAACTGCTGCTATTCAAGCACAACAGATTCCAGATAGGGCTCCAGAGTGTCTTGCACTCAACATGTATCATGAAGCTAGAGGACAAGGTACTGCTGGTCTTTTTGCTGTATCTGCTGTTGTATTAAATCGTGTCAATGATTCACGGTTTCCTAATAGTGTATGTGAAGTTGTTGAGCAGGGCCCTATTAGAGAGAGTTGGAAAACTCAGCAATATAAAGATTTACCAGCAAGTAAACGAAAATATTATCCCATAAAAAATAGGTGTCAATTTTCTTGGTATTGTGATGGAAAAAGTGACACGCCCCATAACAAAAAAAAGTATCAAGAGTTACTTGACTTATCCAAAGCAATTATGTATAATGAGATATCATTTGTAGATATTACAGATGGTGCATTGTTTTACCATGCAGATTATGTAACGCCTGGATGGGCAAAAACAAAACAGAAAACCGTGGAAGTACAGGATCATATTTTTTATAGATGGAAGAAATAATGGCGGATAAAAAACCTTCTGTGGTAATGTTTTCTGGTGGAATTGATTCTACAGCTGTACTAAAAGAATTATTAGTAGAAACAGATAAAAATATATACGCTCATCATATTAATATAATTAATGGTGAGGGTGACGGTAAAAGACTTATAGCAGAAGCAGTAACAGTAGACCAAATTGTGCCGTATATGAAAAAAACTTATAGAGATTTTAATTATAGTGAAAGTACAATAGATATTCTACAAATTAATCCTCTTATATATAATTTTCCTAGATTGATGAAAGAACGAGTCTGGGAATACAATTCACACCAAATTATTCGAGGGGTTATGTGGGATATTCAAGTGTGCGTTTATATGGGTTCAATATTAGCAAATTATATTGATGCAATAGAACTATTTGGGGGGTTTTGTATAGAAGATTTTCAGGTTGGGGGACAAGAACTATACAATCGTCTAAAAGGCTGTGATAAAATATCAGAGGGCGTATGGTATCCACATAAACCTGTAACATTAACATGGTTAAATGGAAATGAATCTAAAATTAAAAGTATAAACTATTTAGGAAAAGAGTTATTGGATATGACTTGGGGTTGTAGAAAACCACAAGGAGAAGCTTGGCCATATACTATTTGTAATGAATGCAAAACTTGTAAACAAATAGAAACCGCTTTATCAGAAACAGCATGAGAGAAATTATATAATGACAGATAAAAAACCTTCTGTGGTAATGTTTTCTGGTGGAATCGATAGCACAGCTGTACTAAAAAGATTATTAGTAGAAACAGATAAAAATATATTTTCCCACCATATCCACATAATTAGTGGTGAAGGTGAAGGTAAATTTTATACATCAGAAACAGCAGCAGTAAACCAAATCATACCTTATATGAAAAATAATTATAGAGATTTTAATTATAGTGAAAGTAAAGTAGATATTGAAGAAATGTGTTCTCTTATAGGTTATTTTCCTAGATTAATAAAAGAACGCATCTGGGCACGTCATTCTTCCGGCGGAACCCTCGGAGGGTTTATACATGATATTAAAATATGCGCTTATATGGGTTCAATATTAGCACATCTAATTGATGCAATAGAAATGTATTCCGGCGATAGCTATAATACTGGATATGCAGAAGAGTTGGAAGGTTGTGATAAAATAACAGAGGGTGTATGGCATCCATATAAACCTGTAATGTTTAACAGGATGACTGGAAATGAAACTAAAATTGATAATATAAACTATTTAGAAAAAGAGTTATTGGATATGACTTGGGGTTGTAGAAAACCAC